TTACATGAGCAACATCGGTCGTGAGTCAATCAGCAACTCATTGTTTGAGTGGCAGACTGACACATTGGCTTCTGCTGCTGCTAACAAGCAGTTAGAGGGCGACGATGTAACTTCTTTCGATAGCGTAACTGCTACTGTGCGTTTGCAAAACTATGCACAGATCAGCCGTAAGACTATCGTCTTGTCTGCAACTGAAGAGACCGTCAACAAGGCTGGTCGTCGCTCTGAATTGGCATACCAAATTGCCAAGCGTAGCGCTGAGTTGAAGCGTGATCAAGAGTTCTCAATGTTGAACGGTGCTGTCGCTGCTGCTGGTAACACCACAACTGCTCGCGGTACTGCTTCATTGCAAGCCTTCATCAAGACTAACTACGATATGCAGACGAACGGTGCTAACCCCACTTACACGACTGTGCCTACTGGCGCTCGTAGTGACGGCAATGTGCGTACCTTTACAGAAACCATCTTGAAGAATGTTATTCAACAAGTTTGGACTTCTGGCGGTACACCAAAAATCTTGATGACTGGTCCAGTCAACAAGCAGCGCGTGTCTGGCTTCTCTGGTATCGCATCTTCACGCTTCAACATTGATGGCGGTGCTCGTCCTGCAACCATCATTGGCGCAGCAGACATTTATGTGTCTGACTTCGGCAATGTGCAAGTCGTTCCTAACCGCTTCCAGCGTGAGCGTGACGCATTCGTGATCGATCCAGATTACGCAAAAGTCACAACTTTGCGTCCTTACCAACAAGTTGAGTTGGCAAAGACTGGCGACGCTGAAAAGCGTATGCTGATCGTTGAGTGGGGTCACAAAGTATTGGCAGAGAATGCCCACGGCATTGCTGCTGACTTGGTTACTTCTTAATTGAACTAACGAAGGGTCTGGGGAAACTCAGACCCTTTTTTTACATGATTGAAAAAAGACTATTTAGTACAGACGCTGATCAGGGGATCACGCGCACATTTGAATTTAACGATGAAACGAATCAGGCAACGATTCACACGCAGCAAGATGTGACGGCGATCATTGAAGAGAATAAGCAAGAGTACGCACAGGTTGATGAGCGTGCTAGGTGGGGTGAGTGGAGCAGAGTCGCCAGCATCCCGATGTCTATCTACTTTCAGCTCAAGGCTGAAGGCAAATTAGATGATCAAGAGTACATGAAGAAGTGGCTCAACGATAAAGACAATCAGTATTTCAGAACAAGAGCAGGAAAAGTATGACACCAAACTACATTGCGGTATGCACCCCAGCGCGTGACATGGTTCACGCTAACTTCACCTTCTGTATGGTGAACATGGTGGCGCATCACACGATTAACACGACTGATGCCGTGTCCTTGAAGATTATGCAAGGGACACTTATCCAGACCCAGCGTGCTGATCTGTGCCTAGACGCAATGGCTGAAGGTTGTACCCATATCTTGTTTGTTGACTCAGACATGACCTTTCCGCAAGACATGATTGAGAGACTCTTGGTGCATGACTTGGACATCGTGGCAACGAACTGCGCAAGGCGCAGGATGCCCACAGGACCAACTGCACAGCGCTATGACGAGAACGGTGAGCGAGTGCTCATCTACACAATGCCAGAGTCCACAGGGATTGAGGAAGTCGGCTCTATTGGCATGGGTGTCATGCTGATCAAGCGCAGAGTCTTTGAGGCTTTGAGTGAACCTTGGTTCGAGACTCCTTGGCGCAACGACAAGCGCGGTTATGTCGGTGAGGATGTTTTCTTCTGTCGTAAAGCACAGGCTGCTGGCTTTAAAATCTACATAGACCATGATGTGTCCAAAGAGATCGGACACATTGGGACATTTGAATTCAAGCACGATCACACTTGGGTGATGCGTGATCTTGAGAAAGCAGAAAAGGCTGAAGATGGCGTTAACAACCTATGCTGAACTGAAGACTTCGGTCGGGGACTGGCTTAATCGCTCAGACCTGACTACTGCTATTCCTGACTTTATTAGTTTGGCAGAGGCTCAGATCGAGCGTAATCTGCGCACCAGACAGATGATCGTGCGTGCTACCGCGTCGATCACTACCGAATACTCCGCAGTCCCAGATAACTTCTTGGAAGTTAAGTCCTTCAAACTCGATACCAATCCCGTCACGCCATTGCAGTTTGAGACTATCGACTCAATGGACACTTTAGCGGTTACATATCGCACATCGACTAAACCTATATTTTTTACCGTGGTGGGTGAGCAGTTTCGCTACCTACCAGTACCAGATACTGCCTACACAGGCGAGTTGATCTATTACGCAAAGTTGAGTAAGTTATCAACTACCAACACAACAAACTGGCTATTGACTGCTGCACCTGATGTTTATCTCTATGGCGCTCTTATGCAAGCAGCACCGTACCTGCAAGATGATGCGAGAATTACGGTATGGGCATCGATGTACCGAGCTGGTCTTGAAGAGGTTACAAAGGCAGATGATCGTAGCTCTTCAACTGGTGGTGTACTGATCACACGCGCAAGGACTTTGGGATAACAGATGCTAGTGAACACAACAAAAGGCGAGATGGATGTCTCCTTGCTAGAGAAGCGAGAAGGTTCTATCGATACCGACAACGAGACAACGAACTGGGTGGAATATTGGCTAGAAGGCGAGCTTGTGCATCGCTCAGTCCATATGACCTTAAAACGAAATGTGACTGGTGAAGCAGTCGCTCAATCTTTAAGTTAAGGAAATTTATGGCTAACACACAAGCCCTCTGTACATCATTCAAGGTTGATCTGCTCAACGCTGTACACGCATTCTCTACTAGCGTCCCAGCTCACACAGCGGGTACTGCCGACACATTCAAGGCTGCCTTGTACCTTGCGTCTGCCACGGTTAACGCAACAACAACCGCCTATTCGTCTACTGGTGAGGTAACAGGAACTAACTACACGGCTGGCGGTGCTACGGTGACATTTGGCACAGCGCCAAGCTCTACCAGCACGACAGCATTTGTGACTCCAAGTGCATCGATTAGTTTCTCTAATGTGACCTTATCAACTGCCTTTGATGCCGTCTTGATCTACAACTCAAGCCAGTCTAATAAAGCAGTCAGCGTCCATACCTTCGGTTCACAGACCGTTACGGCTGGAACATTTACCTTAACCATGCCGACAAATGATTCAAGCACAGGCTTGATCAGACTCGCTTAATAAAGAGGCAGCAAGATGGCTGCTTACGGCTCTGGCTACTACGGCAAGGGTGTTTATGGCATCGGTAATGTCGTCATTAGTGGCAACTCGTCTACTACTGCGGTTGGCACATTACTAGACGACAGATCAATCCAAGAAGACGGCAATGTCGCCACGGGTAATGTCGGAACGGTCGGCATCTCTTTAAGTTTTGCGATCACAGGTAACGATTCAACCTTATCTGTTAACTCGGTCTTAGTATCTCCAATTCTTACGGGTAGCTCGTCAACTGGTGCTGTCGGCACGATGTCGCCAGAGACAATCTCCTTTGTTGCTATTACTGGCGTTGAAGGTACTGGCTCAGTCGGTAGCGTTACAAACGGCATAAGTATTGAGATAATTGGGGCTGAGGCATCTGGCTCGGTCGGGACAATGATTGGCTTTGGATGGGGTGCAATACCAGACACGGCAGAGACTTGGACGGCAGAGGCAGATACGCCAGAGACTTGGACAGCAATCGCAGACAATTCAGAAACATGGACGCAAGTCCCAGCATGAAGGTGAACTATGGCGAACACTAATCTATTAACGCAAGAGCGATTAAAAGAAGTGTTGAACTATGACGCTGAGTCTGGCGTGTTCACATGGAAGATCACCAGAACTAAAGCAGTAAAAGACATGGTAGCTGGAAACATTGATAGTCATGGATATTGGATTATTGGAGTAGATGGCGTAAGACATAGCGCACATAGACTTGCTTGGTTATATCTTTATGGTTTTTACCCAAAAGAGATTGACCATCAAAATCACAATAGGATTGATAATAGGCTTGTCAATCTTGAAGCAACTGACAGGTCTGGAAATGCTCGTAACATTTCAAAACCAATGAACAACAAGTCTGGCGTTATGGGAGTTTCTTGGACTAAAAGACTTGGCAAAAGAAACGACAAATGGGAAGTTAGGGCTTGCGGAAAGTTTTTAGGATATTTTGATAACTTTTTTGAGGCTGTTTGCAAGAGAAAATCGGCAGAACTTCAATTTGGCTTTCACCCCAATCATGGAATTTAATGGAGATTCATAATGGCTGACTCAACTACAACAAACCTATTACTTACTAAACCAGAAGTAGGTGCAAGTACTGATTCTTGGGGTACAAAGGTAAATACGGACCTAGATTTGGTGGACTCAATCTTTGCAGCAGCAGGTACTGGAACATCGGTCGGTCTTAATGTTGGCTCTGGCAAGACAATTACTCTTGCTGGAACAACTAAATTTGCTGGCTCTACTTCTGGAACTACAACGGTTCAAGCAACTGCGGTTGCTGGCACTACCACTTTGACGCTACCAGCAGCAACCGATACTTTAGTTGGTAAGGCAACGACAGATACTCTGACAAATAAGACTTTAACTTCGCCTACTTTAGTTACACCAGCATTGGGTACTCCCGCATCTGGAGTCTTAACTAACTGCACTGGATTACCACAGGCTGGTTTGGGTACAAATGTCGCAGGCAATGGTCCAGCGTTTCTTGCGTACCCAGCTTCAAATCAAGTGCTTTCAGCGGCAACTTGGACAAAAGTTACTTTGGGTAATGAAATATTTGATACAAACAATAATTTTGCGTCAAGCAGATTTACACCTACTGTTGCTGGTTATTACCAATTTAATGCTACTGTAGGTGTTACTAGTCAAACTGCTGGGTCAGGAGCACAAGGGGCAATTTCTTTATATAGAAATGGTGCTCTTTATATGCAAGGCGTTAACTTGGCTATAACAGGTATAAATATACTGACAGTATCAGCACTAATATATTTTAATGGTTCATCAGATTATCTTGAGTTATATTGTTATTTAAGTGGCACATCATTGACAATAAATGGAGTTTTAGAAGCTACATTTTTTAGTGGTGCATTAGTGAGGAGCGCATAATGACTTTAATAAAAAAAATCTTATCCATTTATCCAGAGTTAGTAACTTTTGATTTTTCTAATGGCGTAATCACACTACAAAACGACTCTGACGGCAAAGGCGATTACATAGCAAAGTGGGAACACCCAACATTGGCTAGACCTACTGACCAACAATTAGCATGACCACAGAGCACACAACTGAGACGGCTACTGCAATCGTCGCCAAGGCAGCACCGCCAGTAGGCGTGTCATTGGCGACTGTCGCTGGCTTTCAGGTCAGCGAAGTCTTGATCTGGGCGACTCTGATCTACACGGTCTTGATGATCTGCCACAAGCTGTACCAGATTTATAAAGACATAAAGAAGTGATGTGTTTGATCCCATCACCATTGGCGCTGCTTTCAAGGCAATGCAACTGGCTTATGACGGGATCACATACTGCTGCGATGCCTTGTCTCAAGGCAAGGTCGCTGTACAGAAGATAAAGAAGGCAACCGATGATGCCCAAGCAATCGCAAAGGAAGTCAAAGGGATATGGGGATTCTTTAGTGGATTATTTGGTGGCTCAAAGCCAGCCGAGTCCAAGCCAGCAGCCACAGACGCAAAGCCTGTGGCGAAAAAGAAGGAAACCTATACAACCCACATCCCTAATGAAGCCGAGATCGTCCAGCAATTCATTAAGCACTTAGGTGCTTTTTTTAGACACCACAAGGAGTTAACCGAGTATGTGGAAATCAAATATGAAGAAGTATTTTCAAGCGTTGACCCAGACCCTGAGACAATTCTGGAACTCTCTGTTTACAAAAACGAACTAGACCAGAGCTATGTCAAGTTGAGTGGAATGATGAGGGGTGCAAATGTGCCTTATCAGCTCGGACCACTCTGGGAGAACTACAACAACATCTACTCCAAGGTTCAACTAGAACAGCAAAAACGCAAGGAACAAATTAGAATCAGAAGACAGATAGAGGCATACAGACAAGAAAGGTTCAGACAAGAAAAGATTGAGCTTGGCATGGGATTGTTTATCACGCTGCTCGTAGTTTCTTGGCTATACGCGGTATGGATAAATTCATTTATCGAAGCATTCTGATCCTTGTGTGTGTAATGCTGACTATTATCTTAATCATCACGCCAGTCTTGATTAGTATGTGGATCAAGATACAAAAAGCCGAGGTGAGGTTGGAGAAAAAAGAGAGACAAATAAACCGACAATTAAGGTTAATGGAAAGGCAGAGCAATGAATGACTTACTCAATCTTCTCAAGGGTGTCGCACCCACGCTGGCAATGGCTGTCGCTGGTCCTTTGGGTGCTTCTGCTGTTACCGCTTTGGCTAGTAAGTTTGGCGTGTCTGATTCTGTTGATGCCGTTGCAAAGGCTATTGCTGGCGATCCAAAGGCTGCTGAGAAGATAGCAGAGCTTGAGCTGGAGATGGCGAAGATTGATGCAGCCAATACTGCCGACGCAAGGAAGATGAATTCAGAGATACAGAACTCTGCCACAGCGTCTTGGTTAGCAAAGAACATTGCCTATGTCATAGACACATCAATCATTGCTGGCGCTCTCACCATGACCTTTGTGGTGTTTATTGTTGGCGTACCAGAGCAAAACAAGTCGATGGCTTTCACGGCTCTAGGATCGTTGTGGACTCTGACGGGTACGGTGGTGAACTTCCATCGCGGTAGTTCTGCTGGTAGCAAGGCTAAAACTGAAGAAATGATGAAAGGTGTGAAATGATTGAATTCTTAAAGCAACTATTGCTGGCTAAGGTCAACCGTCCGAAGCCTACTGTCGAAGAGGTCGAAGTCCAAGTCTGGGCATTCGTCGTCAAGTCGATCACCATCATGGTGCTTGGCATTGCGTTTGGTGTTTTGTACCTGATCGGGTTTGAGAAGCAAGACGCTGAACTCGCACCAATCGACTCTGTATTCTTGGAAATCTTGAAAGCCATTGCGTTTATGGGTGTCGGCACTATGGGCGGTATCTCAGGACGCAAGGCATCGACTGCCATTGCAAAAGCCATTGTGGGAGAAGACGATGCAATTAAGTGAACACTTCAGTCTTGAGGAGGCAACGCACTCCGATACTGCAACCCGTCTTGGTATCAGCAACCAGCCTTCACCACAGCAACTTGAGAACATGAAGGTTGCTGCTGCTGGCATGGAGAAGGTCAGAGAGCTACTTGGCAAGCCTATCAACATCAATTCATGGATTCGTCTGCCAGAGGTCAATGTGGCGGTGGGTGGATCGAAGATCAGCTCGCACATGGACGGCTGGGCTATTGACTTTGTGTGTAGAGGCTTTGGCACTCCACTAGAGGTCTGCAAGGCTATCGACGCAGCAGGTATTAAGTTTGATCAGATGATTCACGAATTCGGTGAAAAAGGGTGGACGCATCTCTCCTTTGCGCCAGCATTGCGTCAGCAAAAGCTCACCATCTTCAGACCTCAGAATAAGTACGCCATCGGTTTGCTGACTCAAGACGAGTACAACAAGGCTCTATGACGAACTTCTACCAGCAGCTCCAGACTCCTGCCGTACCAGACCTGCCTAATCCGCAAGACAGGTATGACCGTCTGACTGTTGCGCAGACGAATGGTGCGTTGCGTACCTTCTTCTTGAAGTTAACCAATGCCTTGCAATCCATTGCGTCACCTCGCGGTGGTAGGTTTATAAACAACCCTTACGGGGCATTCCAAGACGGCACAGACCAGACGGCAGCCAATACGACGACTGCGTACGCAATCACATTTGACACAACTGACTTCAATAATGGAGTTACCTTGTCTAACTCGTCAAGGCTTAATGTGTCTCAGGCTGGAATTTATAACATTCAATTCAGCGTGCAGTTAGTAAACACGACAAATGCTTCGGTAGACATTGACATCTGGTTTAGAAAGAACGGCACAAACATCGACAAGTCAAACTCACGCTTTGGACTAGCACCGCGAAAGAGCGTAGGAGACCCATTCCATGTTATCTGTGCAATTAACTTCTTTGTAAGTCTTGACACAAACGACTATGTTGAACTCATGTGGCGCACTTCAGATGTTGGCGCATACATTGAGCACTACGCTGCCAGCTCCACACCAACAAGACCATCTATACCGTCTGTCATCGCGACGGTTACCTTTGTGTCCAATCTTTCAGCATAATTAGACCCTATGGCACTCGTACCACTCAAAATCCCTGCTGGCGTATACCGTAACGGTACTGAGTACCAGTCTGCGGGGCGCTGGTATGACTCCAATCTAGTCAGATGGTTTGAGAACACATTGAGACCTTGGGGCGGGTGGCGTAAGAGGTCAGAGTCTCAGATGACTGGTGTCAGTCGTGGGATGCTGACTTGGCGCGATAACTCCAATTTGCGTTGGATTGCTGCTGGTACTCCCACAAAGCTCTACGCCATGAATGAGGCGGGAACTCTCAAGGACATTACCCCCACAACCTTTACTACTGGTGCGACAGACGCAACGATAAAGACTGGTTACGGTTACAGCACATACGGTTCTTTCTCTTATGGTGTGGCGCGTCCAGACTTGGGCGACATAGTGCCAGCCACAACTTGGACAATGGACTCTTGGGGCGAGTATCTGGTCGCGTGTTCTAGCAAGGACGGTCAACTCTTGGAGTGGCAGTTAGGCTTTACCACACCAACAAAGGCGGTTGCCATTACTAATGCGCCAACGAGCTGTGCAGCCGTGATGACTACGGCAGAGCGATTTGTCTTTGCCCTTGGCGCGTCAGGCAATCCACGCAAGGTCTCTTGGTGTGATCAAGAAAACAATACAACTTGGACACCATCTGCTACCAATCAGGCTGGTGACTTTGAACTCAACTCTGTCGGCTCTTTGAAATGCGGTAAGCGCGTCAGGGGTATCAATCTTCTGTTTACCGATGTAGATGTCCACGCTGCTACCTATATTGGACTGCCTTATGTCTACTCCTTTGAGAAGGCTGGATCAGGCTGTGGCGTGATCAGCTCTCAGGCTGTCGCAGCCATTGACACCGCAGCCATTTGGATGTCTAAGTCAGGCTTCTGGGTGTACGACGGCTATGTCAAGCCCTTGGTGTCGGATGTTGGCGACTACATCTTCCAGAATATCAACTACAACCAAGCCTCTAAGGTCTACGCTGTCCACAATAGTAAGTATGGCGAGATCATCTGGTTTTACCCGTCTAGCGCCAGCAATGAGAACGACTCCTATGTCGTCTACAACTACCGCGAAGGACATTGGGCTATTGGCACTTTGTCTCGTACTGCTGGAACTGACAGGGGTGTCTTTGTCAATCCTTTAATGATCTCGTCAGATGGTTACATCTATGAGCACGAGGTTGGATTTGCGTATGACAGCGCTGTCCCATATGCTGAGTCTGGTCCTTACGAGATTGGCTCTGGCGACAACATCATGTCGGTGCGTCGGGTTATCCCAGACGAGCAAACGCTTGGCGAGGTCGTTGTGTCCTTCAAGACTCGGATGTACCCGATGGCGACTGAGACGACTTATGGACCATATTCCGCAGCTCAACCCACAGATGTGAGGTTTGCTGCCAGACAGGTCAAGGTTAGATACACGGGCAATGTCTTAGACGATTGGCGCGTTGGCGTTAACCGTTTTGATGTTGTCGCAATGGGTAAGCGGTGACTTAGAATTGAGTCAAGAATTAAGGGCGGGGAAAGTACCTGTATGTATCCGAGAGGATTACACCGTGTACTTGGAGTTCTTCAGAGGTAATTTGTGGATTCATGTGGAGATCAGAAGATGGTCTTCTGGGGTCAAAAAGGACTGCTTGAAGAGCATTGCTCTGATTGAGAATTTAATTGGGAAGCCTCTCGTCGCGCTGATACGCGAAGAAGACATCAAACTTGCAAGATTTGCCAAGTCATTTGGCTGGTCTGAGAAATGTCAAATATCACTATTAGACGGATCGAAGGCTTTTATCTACACCAACAAGGTGTGACAAGGGAGATGATATGGGTGGAGTAGTAAGCGAAGTAGGCGAGATTGGTCAAGGCATCATTAGTGGCGTTGATGAGGGATTAACTCAACTCGACGATGCAATACCACAAGAAGCCAAGATTGCAGCAGCTATCTATTTGGCGAGTCAGGGTTTGCCTGTCGGGGCTGAAGGTTCTGTATTGTCTGGAGCAAATGCAGCAGTCGCTGCCGATAACGCATACCTTGCAAGTCAGGCTCTTACTCCAGCACAGCTTGCTACTGCTGCTGCCAGCTCGGTTGAGGCATCTCAACTGGCGGGGCTTACTGGCAGTACAACCACGCCAAGCATCTATGACCAAGTAATAAGTCAACTCAATCAATATCCGACAACATTACCTCCAACAACTACACCGACAGTTACCCCGTCGACTATCCCTTCAGCCGTTACGACTGCTGGCGAGATGACTGCACAGCAGACGGCTGAAATGATAGCTAAAGAGCAAGCAGCGTCTAAGGGTTTAATTGGTGGCGCAATGGATTGGGCTTCTGCTAACGCACCGTTAGCGTTGGCTGGTGCTGGTTTGGCTGCAAAGGCTTTGGGTGGTAGCACTCCATCATCTTCAACTACGACAACTAGCATTGACCCAGATGTCAAGGCAGCATATCTACGCAACTTGGAAGAAGCCAGAACAACGGCTGCTGGTTTAGGTCAAAGACAGTTTGCACCATATCCTGAGTACAACCTCGGTATGGTTCAGAAGTACATGAACCCTTACGAGCAAGAAGTTATCCAAGGCACTTTGGGTGACATAGAGCGTGCTCGTCAAGGTCAAATATCTGCTGAAGGCGCAAGAGCGACTGCTGCTAAAGCCTTTGGCGGTACACGCCAAGGCGTAACCAGATCGCTAGTGGATGAGGCAGCGTTACGCAATGCAACTAATGCGGTTGCTCAACTTCGTCAGACTGGCTTTGCACAGGCTCAGAACTTGGGTCTATCGCAACAGCAAATGCTTCAACAGTATGAGCAACAAAGACTCGATGCAGCTCGCAACTTAGGTTTAGAGCGATTGAATGTGGCTCAAGGCGCTTTGAGCTTGCAACCTGCAAGGATCGGAGAAAGCACCACAAAGCCAATCTACACAAACCCAGTAGCGTCTGGATTTGGTGGTGCTTTGGGTGGCGCTCAACTTGGATCATTGATCGGTGGAACTGCTAACCCTGAGTATGCTGGCTATGGCGCTGGCATTGGCGGTCTGCTTGGATTCTTAGGTTAAGGGGTAAGACATGGCAACAATGCAAGACTTTGGTGGTTTACTCTTTGGCGGTGGTGGTACTGGACTTGAAGACTATTTAAGTGCAGACCAGCAAAGCGGAATTAGAAACCAAGCGCTTCTTCAAGCAGCAGCAGCATTGCTATCTGCTGGCGGTCCAAGCGAGAGACCAGTCTCCATAGGTCAAGCCCTTGGCGGTGCTCTGCAAGCAGGTTCTGCTGGGTATCAGCAAGCACAGCAGGGTGCTGTGCAGAGTTTGCTCAGTAGACAGAAGTTACAAGAAGGCGCATTAGAACAAGCCAGAATGAAGGCTTATATGCAAGCGCTTAGTGGAGAAGGTGGTGCTCCAGCCGTTGCAGGTCAAACAGGTGTGCCAACTACTGGTGCTGCACCAACTGCAATGCCTATGGGTGCTTCAGCTCCTCAAGGTGGCGGTGGAATGTTTGCAGGGCTTACGCCAGAGCAAAGAAGAATTCTGCCGTTAATGAAACCAACCGAGGCTATCGGTGAAGCATTTAAGGCTGCTGGACAGAGGGCTACTTTGCTGAGTGAAGGAGACTTAACTTCACTTGGTTTGCCTGTCGGCACTTTGGCTTATAGGTTACCTAGTGGTGAAACAAAAATAGTTTCTCAAAAGTCTAACCAGTTAACAGAGTCAGAAATAACACAATTAGGTTTACCGCCAACGACTTTGGCTTATAAATTACCTAGTGGTGAGATAAAAATTGTTGCTCGTCCTGACTACCAGTATGTTGAGACACCTGCTGGTGGCAAGCAGTTAATTGATATGAACAACCCACTAGGCATAGTGCCTAAGCCTGTGCAAGATAGGGTGATAGCAAGTGGAACAGTACCAAAGCCAACTGGCGGTACTCCTACCTACGCTGGTGGTTTTGCTCCAGCATTGAAGCCTGAGCAGATTATGACTGCGATACAGGACTGGGACACCAAATATAAAACTCCAGTCGATAGCATCTTGTCGAGTTACAGCATCGTCAAGGACTTAGTAACGACTGGCGGTGGCGGTATCTCTGACTATGGTGTGCTAATCAAGTCGATTAAGGCGCTTGATCCGACCTCTGCTGTTATGCAGGGTGAGGCTAGTGCTGCTGCACAGATGCAAGGCATGGCTGACCGTATGCAAGGATTCTTAGACAAGATCGCTGCTGGTGGCGTTGGTAGTGAGCAAGCAAGGCTTGATCTTGCTAACTTAGCACGCTCTTCCGCAAAGGTGGCGATTGAGACATACAACCGACAGGCAGACCGTAAGGCTGCATTAATTGGTCAATATGTACCTAAATCAGTTCTTGACTCTACATTCCAGAAGTACGCAATACCAGAAGAGTTGACATCTAAAAAGTCATTCCAAGAAGCCATGAAAGCTGGTACAGCACCTGTTGCTGCTGGTACTGTATTGACATTTGATCCCAAAACCAATACTTGGAGTTACAAGTAATGACAACTGTTAATGTTGAAGGGTACGGTCCAGTAGAACTACCAGATGGAATGACACGCGAGCAAATGGCTGCTGCCATTGCTTTGCTGCCAAAGCCTGAGACGCAACGCATTAGGCAATTCGCTCAAGGCGCAACTATGGGTACTGCTGACGAAGCAGAAGCCCTAGTCCAGTCTCAACTCAAAGGCACAAAGTACGAAGACGAGCTGTCTGCTATTCGCGGGAAACTCGGTGCTTACAAGAAAGCCTATCCAGCAGAATCAGTAGGGTACGAACTAAGTGGTGCAATAGCGCCAGCAGCAGTCCTTGCACCGTTTACTGGTGGCGGTTCTGTGGTTGCTGGAACTGCTACGGCTGGACCACAGCTCTTAAAGTTGATGGGTATGGGTGGACTGCAAAGCGGTATTACTGGTGCAGCCAGCGCTGAAGGCGATGCAATGTCTCGCGCTAAAGCTGGCGGTGTTGGTTTTATTGAAGGCACTATGGTTGCTCCAGTCGCACAACAAGCAATCAAACTTACTGGCGCTTTAGTCAATGGCGTGATCGACGCAACCCGTCGTCGTGTCGGTGACCGTGGCGCGAAGGTAGTGGAGACTGAGATCAATCGACTGGCTACTGAGTCAGGTCTTACTGCCGACGAGATTGTCCAGAGAGTGGCTCGCGGTGAGATCATGGCAGAGAACGCAACCCTGCAAGATGCTGTGCGTGCCTTTGCGCGTGGTGGTGGTAAGGCATCAACTGCACTCAAAGAAGCCCTAACCCGTCGTCCTCCAGCCCTTCGTGGTCAAGCCATGAATGAACTGCAAGCAGGACTAGCTGGAGACTTAGACGAAAACATAATCAGGTCTTACCGTTTAGGTGAGCAAGAACTTGGTAAGTTGGAAAAAGACTTGTACACAGGTGCTTTCAAACAGGGCGGTGTAGTCAATAAGCCAATGCTAGATGCTGCCTCAGACGCACTAAAACGCACCCCAGAGGCAGGTAAAGCAATCAATGATGCCTATCAGTCAGCTACTGGTAAAAAGCCATTCTGGACGGTTACGCCAGCAGGTGATGTCAACTGGAGTCGCACGCCAACATTGGAAGACATGGAGATCATTCGTCGTGGCGTGTCGTCTGCAAAGAACGCTGCCTATACTGGCGGGTACGGTGAGGTCGGTAAGAACTTAGGTGCTGCTGAAGATGCACTTCGCACCCAGCTTGATACTTCGTCCTTGGCTTTAAAGACTGCACGCGACACATTTGCTCAGAACCGTTTAGCGTCTGAGTCATTTGAGGCTGGTCGCAAGGTCTTTACAAAGAGCGCAGACGAGATTGCATACGACTTTGAGAATTTAGCCAATAAAAACGAAGGTGCTGCCAAGGCTTTTAAAGCTGGAGTTATGGATGCCTTGCGCAAAAAGTCCACTCTTCCTGCAAGAAAAACTATGATGCAAGAAATTGCAGACCCAGCCACAAAAGAAGGTCAGATTCTGCGCACCATATTCCCAGAAGATGAAGTGGACAGAATGCTCGCAACTGTCGGTCGTGCGTCTCAGTCTCAGAAGGCTGCAACTGCAATCCTTGGTGGATCAGGCACAGCGCCAACGGTCTTCAACCAGAACCGCATTGGCATGAACATCTCAACCGAAGAGGTTGCTGGCGCTCTGTCAGGAAACATGGGAAGTTATCTATCTTTGGCGAGAAAAGCCTTGGCTAAGTCTTCACCAAACCTGACAGATGATCAGAGACTCAAGGTCGCGCAGGTATTGATCTCCGAAGACCCTAAGTTTGTGATGAATGCACTCAACGATCAGGGTGGCATCAAGATGCTGCAAGACCGTGTGGCGCAGTTATTTGGCACAGCACAGCGCGTACTGCCTTCGGCTGCTGCGATAACTGCTGGAAGCTATGCACCCAATATCTCTGGTGGACTTTTAGGGAAATAAGACGATGGCTGACTACATTGGCGCTACACCGCAGAACCCTTTGCTTGGTTTACTCTATGGTGGCTACGATTATTTAAGGTCACCACAACGCACCCAGCAGATGCAGGGTCTGGCTAGTCTGCTTGAGTCAACTGGCATACCTAAGACCATTGAGCGTATGTCCTACGGTGAACCGTTGACGAACATTGGGCGCGCCAATGTGCCATTGCTAAAACCAGAGACTGCTGAAGCAATGATGACGGTTGCGCCTATGGCTGGTCCTGCTGCAAGGGCTACCGCAAAAGGTGTGCAAAGAGCTGGTGGTCTGCTTGGGCAAGAGATGGTGGACAGACTTACAACTGGTAGGTCTATGCTGCCTAGTTTATTGGCTGAACCTCAAGCAGCGATGTTTGCAGTAAGTCCATCTAAGGCGCAAAGATCACCTTACCCGCAAGAAGAAGTATTGCGTCTGGCACAGCAAAGAGCTGCATTGCCTAGAGAACAGGGTGGTCTTGGTTTGCTTGCTGAGAATACGCCAGAGATGAGAGCAGAAGCCATGAATGCGATTGACTATTTGCATGGAACTGATCGAATGGACAGGTTATTGGCTGCAAATACTTTTGATCCAAGAAAAGCTACTTCTGGTCCAATGCCATTCGGAACTAATACACCGCCAATGGCATCAAACTATGCAATGAATAAGGCAGATACATCATTGGCTCTTAATAACTTTGGAAATCTTGAGGATTATTTTCAAGTTTTACCAAAGTCAATGGGTCAAAGAGGTACTGCTCCAAGAAATGTTGAAAATGTTTGGTACACACTTTCACCTGAGAAAAAATCAGAAATACTTGATAAGGCAAGTCGCATTGGATATGAAATCCCAGAAGAGGCTGGCGGTGGATTTGTTTTACATAAAACAAGCGAGGGGATGCCATACTCAAAAAGTCATTGGGACTATGTATTAAATCGTGAGTCAGGGGGAAATCCACTTACTGCTTTGCGTAAAACATTTGCTGAGAGTGGAATGCTTGATGCTTATGCACCAAGTGAATTGGCTGATATATATAAACTGGCTGGATTTCCTTATGAGATCACGCAAACAAATGCTCCTTGGACATCTGCAAAAGGAGTGTTTACTGGCAAAGCATTGATAAGCAATCCATTAAATACATCTGACACATCAACCCTTCAAGAAACTGTAATTCCATTTTTAAAAGAACAATTTAAAAATGACAGGACTAGAGTTAAAACAGGTGGCGTAGATGACTGGGATAAAAATACAAGATTCACACCAAAGCAATGGGTGACTAGGCTTGAAGATGATTTGTCAAAAGGTGAGAATTCATTTGTTTGGACTTCAATTCCAGACAAAGTAACAAAGCAGTTAGAGCAATTAGGCTTTAATGGAATTCTAGATACTGGCGGTAAATTGGGTGGTGAAGCACATCAAGTAGTTATCCCATTTAGACCAGATCAAATTCGATCACGCAATGCTGCCTTCGATCCATTCCGCAAAGATGTAGCAACGGCAACCGCAATGGGCGTTGCATTACCTGATCTGCTTGCGAGTCCAGTAGATCAGCAGCGCCAACAACCAAATATTCAAGACTTGATTGACTACGGGCTACTTTCCCCCTAAACACGACTTCTCAGCGCAATAAGCTCCAGCACATTAGGATCATTTTCCTGACCCTTTGCTGGAGAGTACAGCGCTCGGTATCTTTCCTCTGCTTGCGGTCTTGGCTCGCACAAGTAATACACCGCAAGAGACTTGCGTGCAAAGTCTTCTGGGCATTGGACTGGTCGTGAGAGTCCATGCAATGAGTTTGTTGTGTCAAACAGCACAGCACGATTGAATTTAGGCATCACCTCTTTTACGAGGTTAGACGGCTCGCTCCACATCCCTAAGTGACCGCCAAAGTCTTTGTGCCAGTCTGGTGTCAGATACACGATTAGATTTAATCGTCTCTCAAGCAAGAGTTTGGGGTGTATGGAGTAATCGAGATGCGGGTTTAACTTTCCCCCAGAGATGTGCCTGTGCATACCAGCGCCATGCAGACCAGCGTCAGCGTAGAGCGTGCAGCCAGTCAGGTGCTCAATTTGTTGCACAAAGTCAGGAGACACAAGGTGCTGCATTGCTTTATAAATACTGGCAGGGAAAGCACCCCAGTAATTCATGGTTGACTTGTGCTCAAGTGCATTGTTGTAATGCACCCAAAAATCTTTTACTGCGTCAAAGTCTTGAGATATTTGTAACGCTAGTTGCGGTGGAAAGAAGTCATCAATTACCAAGTGCTTGAACGGGTGCTCGGACTGCCAAGCGAATGTGTGTGTCTTCATATCTCACCAAAGAATGCAGCAGTTAACGGGTCACGCTTAATCTTGCGTCTGAGTTGGTTCTGCTTGGTTAGTCTTCTTTCCTTTGCGTCTGCATCTTCTTTGGCTCGGTGCTTACGCAACCGCGAGCTGCTGCTCACAGGCTCTGGCTTATCTGCATCCACTCCGATGCCGTAGCGATACACAGCAGACCATTGCGTCACACTCGTCTTACGCCACGACTGGATGTGTACATTGCCTTCTTTGCGTAACTTGGCGATCATGTCTCTGCTGGACCTGATAGTGCAGAACAGCACTTCAGCCAGCTCGACCGCGGTGTATCCCTTTTGAGTGATCAGGGCTATGAGTCGAGGCAACCTGACTGGCTTCATTTGTCGTCGAGTCCAAAGTACAGAACTGCAAACATGACGGCTACTGCAATGACACCGCCAAGAATCAGCAAGACAATCATCGTCAGGATGTTTTCAATCATAGTTAAGCCCTTTCAGTTTTAACTCAATATTCTTGGCGGTCTGCTCAATCTCACATCCCCCTTTGCCGTAATGGATACACTCATGTATCTGCTCGTCGGTGAGGGATACCCACGGCTTTTTGTAGGTCTGGATGTCGTCGTCGTCCACAACCTTGCGGTGCGGTACTGATATTCCTATGTGTCGTGTCATGCTGTCTTCTCCACATGAGTAAATAATTCTTCTCGTTTAAGTCTTGCTGCAAGTCCTGCTTCTTCTTTTGAATAAAACATTCCAACAATTATTCTTTTTTTATTGTGAGAAATTGAAGCTATCCACTTTTTTGCAGATTCATGCCAGTGAACGCCTCTATACCCGCTAGTATTATCTTTTCGTGGAGATATGTTTTCACAATTTTGCTTTTGAGTTGCAAGTCTCAAGTTGCACATCCTATTATCTGAACAATCTCTGTTTATGTGGTCAATGTTCAACTCTGGAAAATGCCCGTAAACATAAAGCCAAGCCAGTCTGTGCGCTTTGTAATATTTACGGTCAACTCCAACATGGATATATCCACGCGGATGCTGTGTTCCAGCTATCTCTCCAACTTTTCTTCTTTTTACTTGTTTTATTCTCGTAAACAAGCCAGTTGTCTCACTGTAATGAAACAACTCTTTAAGTCTTAATTGATTAATCATGTCGCACCTCATCATTGGTGGAAGTCATCACTAAAAGAAAGTGACAGCAGGACGGTGATGAATCGCCTTTTCCTCCGCTAAAAGTAGCTGTCACTTGCATCTTAGCATTTTTCATGTCTTTTCCAATATTGGTCTAGCTCTACGCATCATGATCTCTTTAGTGACAATATCAAGTGCCTTCTCAAGTTCGCCAATGGTGGTTATCTCAAGCATTGCGTCATGCAAAGCCATGCCGTAGTTGATCGCCATCAGCTCGGATGCCTTCGCCACAAACCTGTCGTCTCGATTGATACCGCGACGCGATAACTCCAGCAAGGCATCCTGTCCTTGCTTGATCTCGTCTACATACTCATGCCCAATGCCAAGCCTTGAGAGAGCTTCGGAGACATTGAGAGCAGAGATGATGGAGTCGATGTCGTAGCGCTTTGCCTGACCCGTCCTGAGAGCTTCTAGGGCAGAGTGATTCTTTATCTTTAGATCGAGTGCTGCACCGCCAGTCGTGGACACAAGTCTAAAACCGTTTAAGACATAGGTGGTGGCATCGAGGCGCACACCTTTGGGTTTGTATTTACTTCTTTTTCGCATTGCGTTTTAACCTTGGGCAGTTTATGCAGAACACTTTTTCCTTGGACTGACACACGCCAAGGGTCTCGCACTTGGTGCGTAGCGTTACCCACGGTGGCGGTGTTACCCATCTAGTTTTGACTTCCGTCATTATGAATTCTTCTCTTTTAAGAATAATTGAACCAACATAATAAGATCGTATGTAGAAGTCTTTTGCAATTTTGAACAGATCAATATTGCGTCAATGTCTGCATGGTTTAGCAACTTAAAATTAGAGTTACTGCTTTCAATATCTCCTTCAAACTGCTCGCCAACAAGCAGCTCAAACTTTTCGAGTATCTCTTTAGTTGGTTTACTTCTGGCGGTTTCCCAATGAGCTATCGTTGATCTCAGCACGCAAAGTTCATTGGCTACATCTTCTTGTCTCAGGTTCTTGCGTTTTCTGGCGTAACGAAGCCAATGGGAAAGGCTATTCATGTTTAACGCAACGGCTGGAATAACTGATGATGCGTCTCTTAGCTGTGACTCACTAGCAATCAGAGTAAATTCACATTCAAAGAAATTGCAAAGCCTATCTAGGGCTGCCATGCGTGGATAAGAGTTACCAACTTCCCACTTGGCTATTGACTGCTGGCTGATTGATACAGCGTCAGCAACCTGTTGCTGGTTTAGTCCTAGAGTAGTTCTCTCAAGCAGTAACTGCTTGGCAAACTTATTTGTGTAGTCTTCGCTCATTGCATCGCAATCATTTGCATCTCTAACTCTTTGACGCGCTCGGTCAACTCTTTGACGGTCAGCTCTGCAACCTCCAGCTCGTTGCCGTGAGCACGCAAGGACATCTTCATGCCAGCGTCGTAACCAACCATTGCACCTTTGTGCATTGCCTCTCTGACCAGTTTACCGATGTCTGGTGGCGACATGATTCTGGCTTTGCCTTCGGCAGCAAGTATGTACTTCAAGACCATCTCGTCGATTTTCTTTTCTACTGACATATTAGTTTCCTGTGGTTAAGATAAATCCAATGACACCGACGGTTACGCCAGCAAGAAAGATGAAGACGCAATCAACAAGGCTGATATTGTTGTCTTGATAAGGACCGTCGACTTCAAAGTTCTCGGTGTAGTTTTGGTGTTTCATTCGTCGCTTTCAGAGTTAAATGTTGTGAGGGCTTCTTCGCAGATATGATCCACGATGGACTGCATAAGAATGTGGGCGATGTCAATGTCACCACAAAAGGCATTGACGAGGTTCATGCACTCAGGGAAGTCTGGCGCTTCTCCGTGATTTAATTCTGCTGGTTCGTGTTCTAAGAAGCAAACGAGAGTTACCCCTTCCACTTCGCACTTGAATCTGTACAGGTCTTCTAGCATTGTTGTGTCCTTAAAAGATGGGGCTTTCGCCCCGTTGGTTTTACTTGCGTTCTACTGTGCCGACTAACTCGCCATCCATGATCTGGAACATAATTGTTTTAGCAACATTCAATGTTTGACGAGCACGCTCTACATCACCGTGTGCCATCAATTCTTGAGCGTCAGACATAAGACCTGCGACGATCATATTTCCGCCAGTAAATTTGTAAGTGATAGATTGTTTTACTGACTCAATGTATGCGTCAATATCAGCAAAGCCATACATTGCTTCGTTGCGTGTAGTTTGTGTTGCGTTTGTCATTTCATTTACTCCGTTGTGTTGTTGATATGCGTATCATATCAAAGTTGACTACATCATCAAGAACTATTTATTAGACCCTACAACTTTGTCGGGTATTACCGCCATAAAATACATAGTGACAGGGTGTAGTTTCCCTGTCTGCTGTGCCTTATGTCTCCGCAAGAGGTGCAGTTGCCTTGATAGGGGCTGGGTGACAGGACTCAGCCCCTTTTTTTGCCTGTCTTGTTGAAGTAGTCAATTCTAGGTTAACATACTCAGCATGAACTACATAACCGAAATCATAGAACGCGCTGACAAGGCGGGGTTCAAGATGTCCGATATATGCCGTGAAGCTGGCATAGATCAGGCTCAAATGTCTCGCTGGATAGCGGGGCATACCGTACCCCTGATCACCAGCATAGAGAAACTCAAAACCGCAACAGATCGCTTGATCGCTAACCGCATTGCATCACTAGGGGTCAAGAATGATTAGACAGCTTGGGATTGATGTTGGCAACAACGGTGCTCTGGCATTGGTAGTTGATGGCGTGCTGGAGTCTGTCGTCGATATGCCCATCGTCGAGATCAAGCGCGGTAAGACGACAAAGCGCCAAGTGTCTGCGCAAGCCTTGGTCGGTATCTTGAAGGATATGAACCCGACGCACGCAGCAGTCGAGAAGGTCAGCTCAATGCCAAACCAAGGCGTGAGTTCCATGTTTGCGTTTGGACGCTCTGCTGGTGTCATTGAAGGCGTATTAGCAGCGCTCCAAGTACCTGTGACTTATGTCCAGCCAGCAGTCTGGGCAAGGACTATGAATAAGGGCTACGGCAAGGACGCATCAAGACACCGCGCAATGGAGTTATTTCCAGACAAGCAAGAACTCTTTAAGTTGGTGAAGCATGATGGTCGTGCTGAAGCTGTGCTGATCGCAATGTGGGGGACTAAGCAATGATCGACGAAGAACGAGGCGCAATGCGCGAGCACATTGTTTGGCTCACCAAGGAGCTGGAGGACACCAGAATCAAACTCAAGGTAAGGGACGAGTTGCTGTCTGAGTTGCTTGATCCAGAGCAGCTCGGTCACGCAGTAACCAACGAGGTGCGCGGTCGCATCTACACACTTTTGCACTTACAGGAAAACAACTAATGATCAAACTACGCCCATCGGCAGCGACACGCTGGCTCTCATGTCCTGCATCTGTGAGGCTGTGTGCAGACATCCCCTACCAGCCAGCAGGTGAAGCTGCGCAGATCGGTACTGCGATACATGAGGTGGCTGAGACTGCATTCTTGACTAACGCATCACCGTATGACTGGGTTGGCAAGACGATCAAGGACATTCTTATCACCGAGCAGAACGCTGACTTTGCAATGGCTCATGTGAACCACATCAGGGACTTGGAGTTGCGTCTTGGCACGCTAAAGGTCGAGCAGTATGTGACGGTGTACAAGGACAAGGACATCGAGCTGGGTGGTACTGCCGATGTGGTCGCATGGAACGACGAGAAGTCAACCTTAGTTATTGCAGACCTCAAAACTGGCAGAGGTTATGTGGACGCTGACTCAGACCAGATGAAGATATACGCCATCGGTGCGATGCGTCACGCAAAGATTGAATTCAACAACATTGAGCTGTCGATCATTCAACCTCACCACGGTGAACCCAGAACGCACAAGATCACATTCAAAGAGCTGAACGACTGGGCAGCGACTAGATTAACTCCAGCGATCCAAGCAATCAAGAAGGGCGACACCGAACCAACACCGACAGAAGACGGTTGTCAATGGTGTCCAGCAAAAGCAATCTGTCCTGCGCAACGCAAAGGCTTTGAGGTCATTGCTGCCACGCCAAACCTTGCTGTGATGTCTAAAGAAGAGATGAAGTCTGTGGTGGTAACACTATCACCAGAGCAGATCGCAGACTTGCTAGAACGCGCTCCACTTGTTGAGAAGTTTATCGATGCAGTAAGAGACCACGCAGTCAAACGCATTGAGGCAGGTGAAGTGATCAAGGGCTGGCAGATGCAGCCGAAGCGTGCGTACCGCAAGTGGATTGACGAGACTGAGGCAAAGATTCAATTACATGACGCTGGTATCCCAGCAGATCAGTTGGTCTCTAGCGAACTAATTAGCCCATCTGAAGCAGCCAAACTACTGCCCAAAGAATCAAAAGACTTAATTGACAAGTTAACACGCAAGGAGTCTAGTGGTCTCACTCTTGCGCGTGATTACTCTTTAGGTCAATAATCCATTCCCCCAAACCGTTGCCTTGTGCAACATAAACTCGAAAGGCTCAAATGCTTAATCTTTCATCATCATCTGGCGGTGGTAATTACATCCGCTTTATGCCAAGCGCAAACGCATGGCTCAACTCAAACAAGGAAGAGTTCACACCAAAGAAAATGGTTGTCGATACAGACTCACTCCAAACAGGTTGGATGCACCTCGGAGAAGGTGTGCGCGACTGGCAACCAGACGCAATTCTTGGAAAGAAAGGTGCTCAACCGTCACCTGATCACAAGCGCGGTTTCTCCATCAAGTTTTATAACAAGGAGATGGGACTCGCTGAGTGGAGTGCTAACGGCACAGGTCCGAACATGGGGCTTGAAAAACTGTGGAAGGCAATCGAGGCGGGTCAAGCTGCCAATGCTGGCAAGTTACCTGTGATTGAGTACAAGTCCTCCACGCTAGAGAAGATCGGCAAGGGGACAACAAGAATCCCTAACTTTGATGTGGTGTCTTGGATCGAGAGACCTGCTGGCATGGATGCGGTGGACGACGGCACGCAGTCCTTCGACAGCGACGGCAAGATCAGCATGGCAGCACCAGCTCCAGTTGCACCACAACCAAAAGCAGCACCTAAGACTGCAATGGCGCAGGCAGTCGAAGACGACGAGATGTTTTAACTATTAAGAGAGGCGGGGCTGGCTGAAAGGTCAGTCCCGTTTTTTTTCCTCTATGGAAAACACACAAGAATTTTGGATGCTGCTTCTCATTGCGTTGGCTCAAAGGGTCTACGAATTGGAGCAGAGATTAGAACTATTAGAAGGACAAGAATGCAAGCCGAACAAATAGCGCAAGCGCTTGGCAACGCAAAGAAGGTGAATGGTCAATGGATGGCGAGCTGTCCTGTAAGCAGTCATGGGCAGGGTAACGGGGACAGGAATCCAAGTCTTTGCGTCAGCGAGACAGACGAAGGCAAGCCGTTGTTTAAGTGCTTTAGTGGGTGCTCTCAGGAGTCGGTCTTCAATGCTGTGAAGGACTACGGTCTGCTGCCAGACTTTCCCAATCCCACAGACTTCCTCACCCAGATCAAGCCGTTACCAAAACAGCAAGAACCTGTGCTTGAACAAGAGTGGCACTACACCGACGAGGATGGCGTAGTCCAGCACATCAAGCAGAGATACAAGACCTTCGACTCCAAAGGAAAGACATACAAGCAGTACAGGGTGGATGAGAACGGCAGACGGCACGCATCAATGACGGGTGCGAACATCGTCCCGTACAACCTTCCCGAAGTTGACTTTGCACGCAAGACTGGCAGAACTGTATTTCTCTGTGAGGGCGAGAAGGCAGCAGACGCTCTCAAGTCTTTAGGTGTGGTGGCAACCTGTACGCACAACGGTGCAAGTAACTTCCCCGAAGATGTAGTCAAGCACCTAGTCGGACTGACTATTGCAATAGTCCCTGACAACGATGTCGTCGGCTGGGAGTACGCAAGGAAAGCAGTTGCAGCTCTCAAGTCGGTTACAAAAAGTATCCGAGTGGTGGACCTTGGACTTGAAGAGATCAAGGAAGACGCATACGAGTTCGTCCATAAGTATGGCGGTGACAAGGACAGGCTGGTTGACCTGACAAAAGCCACGCAAGCAATAGCATCTGAACTGGATGTAACGACTCCTGCAAGATTAAATAATTCTGTTGAGACACCTGTATTGGAAGAGTTGGAGCTGCCACAAGTACCGCTTCAACGCGAAGGATTCAAGCTCGAAGCATGGGACGACATAGAGGACGAACCAGTCGAGTGGTTAGTGCAAGGAGTAATACCGCAGAAGTCTTTTGTGGCTTTATACGCACCGCCAGCCAGTTTCAAGTCATTCATTGCCTTGGACATTGCGGAGTGCATTGCCACAGGCAGAGCATTCCTTGGCAACCAGATTACTAGACAAGGTGCAGTCCTGTACATCGCAGGGGAAGGACATGGCGGTATCGGGTCACGGATCAAGGCGCTCAAGACGCATCACAACACACCAGAGAACACACCAGTCTATTTCCTGCGCAGACAAGTCAACCTTCGGTCAAGTAAGACAGACCTGCAAGACTTGGTGCAAGCCATTGACGACTTGAAGGCGATCCACGACATCAACTTCGAGCTGATCATCATCGACACATTGGCTAGAGCGTTTGGCGGTGGCAATGAGAACGCATCCGAGGACATGGGTGCATTCATTACGGCTGCTGGCGCTATACAAGGCAGATATGAGTGCGGACTGCTGGTAGTTCACCACGCTGGTAAGGACGCAACCAAAGGACTCAGGGGACACAGCTCATTACTCGGAGCAGTAGACACCGAGCTAGAGATCATCAGGATCGAAGGCGCTCAACCGCCAAAAGGAATACTCCACATCTCCAAGCAAAAGGACGGGGAAGACGGGCAGAGGATCGGATTCAAGATGGTCGAGGTCACGACTGGATCAAGTGGAATCGTGGACTTTGAAGGCGCGTCTAGTCTGGCGGTTGAACCAGATGAAGAGATGGATACCGAAAGAAAGTCAATCAAACCGCCAGATAAGACAGGTAAGGGCATGAATCAGCGACTCGCTTTGAACTGTCTGCACGACTCAATTAAGAAGTTTGGCGAGATGAAGGTGATCGATGACAAACGCAATAAGTGCATAAAGCTAGACCTTTGGAGGGACGAATTCAAGGCTCGGATGGGCAGCGATGTGCAGTTGGCGAGCTTCAACAAGGCATGGTATCGCGTCAAAGCAGACCTTGTTGATTTTAAGAAAGTAGTAATTTATGGTGATATGTGCTGGGCGGTTTATGCGGAAGATGACGACGCAAAAACAGCCAATTCGGTGGTCGTATCGATCAAGAAATGATGATGGACAAATGGACAAATGGAGGACAAACGATGGACAGCGAAAAATCCATTTGTCTATGCCAAAACGATGGACAGATGGATGGTGTGTGTATGTATACACACCATCTGTCCATTGTGGCAATGCGTCCGATTTGGAAAAGTTAAAAAAAGGAGAAGGTAATGGTTAAGAAGAGTTTGAGTAAAGCACTTGGTGGTCTAAAACAGCCAGATTTCCCTATGAATACTTTCGAGGTATTTATGAATTCGAGGTTAGTTGAGCTGTCTGTGGTGAAGAGGGAGCACGAAAAGCGTTGGGGTATCAATCGCTTGATCGAGTTGGTGGACTCAGAGTTTCGGATCAAGGTATGGCGACAGGCTGAGAGAGTGTTCGAGGCTTCGGTGTCCAGAGATGAGGTGAAGTTGGATCGAGCTGTCGGTGGGATGGTCAAGGCTTATGCAGCGTTGGAGACTTGGGCGGTCGAGAACGGTGTGCCTGAGATGCCAGCGATAGTTGCAGTCGAGCATGAGATGCAAGACGGGTCGGTGATGGTGGTGGTTGGGAATCATCACGACGCGACGCTTTACCAGCAGTTCAGACCAGATGTCCAGAACAGACACATCTGGACGATGGAGGAGCTGGAGTTGATCATGGAGTCACCAGTCATCAAGGACACGATGAAAGTCAAGGCTTTGATGCCTTGTGCAGCAATGGTCAGACTGGACAAGGATGCGAAGGAGTTTCCGATGGGTGGTGCGACAGGCTTTGATGATGTCAAGTCGGACGAGCTGGAGGCTTCGTCGTTGCCAAAGGTGTTCGATACCAGCAAGATGCGTAAAAATACGGCTAACAGGGCTTTGGAGGAGATTTAGATGCGGGTTGATACTTTGTGGTGGGTAACGGGTTCTGATCGCTTGGAGGGCTTTTAAATGGCTGGAAGACCAAAACGAAAAGCAGACATGGCAACGCTTGACTTGATGCCACGCGAACACATCGTCTCAATGCTTGAGGCTGGACAACCGATTGCACGCATCTGTTACGCGCTCGGTGTTGGGCGTGTTGCACTTGAAGAATGGTTGAATTCACCCGATAATGAAGGTCTTGCCTCGCGTGCGCGTGCGAAGGCAGCAGATGACATGGTCGCTGAAAGCATCCTGATCGCTGACGAAACCGAGGTGGAAGAGGTGCAGAAGGCGCGTCTGCGCGTCCAGACGAGGCAATGGGTAGCAGAGCGCTGGAATCCTGCCTCATACGCCCAAAACAAGATGCCTAGCGTGCAAGTGAACCTGTCTGGGATGCGACTGGACGCATTGCGACGCATTGAGGTGGTCGAGGACATATCCACAGAAAACAGCGCGAAGTTGTCCTAGTTGTCCACAGTTGTGTGGAAACTGGCAGAGTTATCCACATTTATGCTTACAAACCTGTGGATAACAGCAAAATAACTTTACATAATGAACATAGTGTAAAGTAGGAAAATACGACGATATGCGAATGTGTAGGATTCATGCTCTCTTCTAGGAGAGTGGTCACTCACTAACCGATTCTGCCTGACTGATTAGGGTTTACCCCCCCCTTCGATCTGCGCGACGGGGCGGGCTGAAACTGCACCCCGACAGATACCGAACCCACACCCCCCCCCACTACCCCTCCCCACAGCACCACACCCCCACAAAAAAATAAAAAAAATCAAGGCACAATCCTGACATGACGACAGAATCAACTGCACCAGAAAAAAAGAAACTACACCCCGATGTGGTGGCAAAGATAGACCGCATCCAAGACAAGAGGGAAGACGAACTCAACAATAATCCCTTTGTTGCGTTCACCATACGCTACAAGAACAACCCCGTGCTCTTCGTCAGGGAAGTCTTAAAAGCAAACCCCGACACTTGGCAAGAGACCTTCCTAACGCACATCGCAAAGGGCAACCGACGCATCTCTGTCAGATCAGGTCATGGCGTAGGAAAGTCCACAGCAGCGAGCTGGGCGATCATCTGGTACTTACTGCTCAGATACCCCGTCAAGGTGGTGGTCACCGCACCAACATCAAGCCAACTCTACGACGCACTCTTTGCGGAACTAAAGCGCTGGGTGAAGGAACTGCCTGAGACTTTGCGGGATATGCTCGAAGTCAAGCAAGACAGGATCGAGGTTAAGGAGGCAGCGACAGAGGCTTTCGTCTCCGCAAGGACATCGAGGGCAGAGCAGCCCGAAGCCCTACAAGGTGTCCACTCAGAGAATGTGATGCTGGTGGCTGACGAGGCATCTGGCATCCCAGAGGCTGTCTTTGAGGCTGCTGCTGGCTCAATGTCTGGACACAATGCCGTCACCCTTCTGCTGGGCAACCCTGTACGCTCTAGCGGATTCTTCTACGACACCCAGAACCGACTGGCGAACGACTGGGTGACGATGAAGGTCTCTTGCGTTGACTCTCCAAGGGTCTCAGACGCATATGTCGAAGAGATGAAGTCGCGGTATGGTGAGGAATCCAACGCTTACAGGATCAGGGTACTAGGCGAGTTTCCAAGGTCAGACGACGACACCATCATCCCGATGGAACTCTTGGAGTTGGCAAAGCACAGGGATGTCGAGACAAGCCAGCACGCCAAACTGATCTGGGGTCTGGATGTCGCACGCTTTGGTGGCGACAGGTCTGCACTCTCGAAGAGACAAGGCAACGCATTGATCGAACCCACAAAGACTTGGAAAAACCTAGACTTGATGCAACTCACAGGAGCAGTCGTCGCGGAGTGGGAAGCATTACCGCCAAGCCAGAGACCACATGAGATCATGGTGGACTCTATTGGTCTTGGTGCTGGTGTCGTTGACCGTCTTAGAGAACTAGGTCTTCCCGCTAGAGGCATCAATGTCTCAGAGTCTCCAGCGATGGGTACGACTTACAGGAATCTAAGGGCAGAGCTTTGGTACAAGGCAAAGGCGTGGTTTGAGGCGCGTGACTGCCGTATCCCCAATGACGAGGAGCTGGTGGCTGAACTGGCGACTGTCAGGTACTTCTTTAGCAGCGCGGGGAAGATGCAGGTAGAGGGCAAGGACGACATTAGAAAGCGTGGCTTGAAGTCCCCCGACAAGGCAGACAGCTTTGTGTTGACCTTTGCGAGTGACGCTGCCGTCTCGATGTTTGGTGCGAATACAAGCCAGAAGTGGTCGCAACCGTTGAAAAGAAACCTGTCAAGGGTTGCATAATTCGGGTATCCAAATTCAAGGAGTCATTGACATGATGAAGAAGACAAAGACAGAGAAGAAAATCTCTAGCGCTTATAAAGAATTTAAGGCTGGCAAGATGCATAGCGGATCGAAGTCTGGACCAGTCGTCAAGAGCAAGGCTCAAGGTTTGGCTATTGCCTTGTCCTCTGCTGGCGTGAAGCCTAAGAAGGGAATGAAATAATGGCAACCTCATACCCCAAGAGCTTACAAGGTGCGATGGATCAGATGATGTCCGACAGCGACACCAGCGAGTGTCCAGCACCCACGCAAGACATCACCCTTAATCTGAAGAACCGCGCCAAGGCGATCACGGCTGCGAAGTACGGTCCAGAGAACCCAGATTTACCTAACGAGGCTTACTGGAAGCGCATGGCTGATGAGTGGGATGTGTCTACCGAAGACGCAAAGAAAAGCCGTTGCGGTAACTGCGCAGCGTTCAATGTCTCAGAAGACATCAAGCAATGTATCGCTGACGGCATCGGAAATGAAGCAGACCCGTGGGGGACTATTGAACTGGCTGACCTCGGCTACTGCCAGATTTTTGATTTTAAATGTGCGTCTAATCGTAGCTGTAGGGCATGGATTGTCGGTGGTCCGAATACTGGTGAAGCCAAGGACGAGGACATGGAAGAGGACGAGATGGAGGACGAGGAATGAAGACTGGACTCTACGAGAATATTCGCGCAAAGAGAGCACGCATCGCTGCTGGCTCTGGCGAGAAGATGAACAAGGTCGGCTCTAAGGCAGCACCGTCTGCTGCCGACTTTAAGGCTGCTGCCAAGACAGCCAAGAAGCCGAAGGCTAAGAAGTGAGTGCAGCATGGCAACGCAAAGAGGGCAAGTCACCAACTGGTGGCTTGAACGCTAAAGGTCGTGCCTCCGCGAAAGCCGAAGGCATGACCTTGAAGCCTCCCGTCAAGTCAGGCGACAACCCCAGACGCGCCAGCTTTTTGGCTCGCATGGCGGGGAATGCTGGAGCTGAGTACAAGGACGGTGAAAAGACCCGTCTTCTCTTGAGTCTCAACGCATGGGGTGCGTCCAGCAAGGCAGATGCCAAGGCAAAAGCCAAGGCGATCACCGCAAGGAATAAGGCTAAGAAGTGATCCCCATCTGCATATCGACTGTCAACGGCAAGGGATTGCCAGTCCTACTCGAATCCATCAAGCAATACGCACCAGAGGCGTTTGTTTACTTGCGTGGCACAGAGAGAGTCGTCTCTGGCTACAAGAACGCAAGGCTAATCTTTGGTGAACCCCGTAACTTTGGCGACGATTACAACGAAGTAATCGACGACGCTCTGAAGTACGCACAGGCGTGCATCGTCTGCAATGACGATGTAGTCCTGACACCGACAAGTTACCAGCGACTCTTGGAAGATGTCGAAGTGATCCGCGAGCTGGAGGTCAATGTCGGCTGGGTTGGCGCAAGAAGTGACTATGTGAGACCAGCTCAAAACATTCGCTACAACCCCGATGGCGATCACCTAGAGATGTGCAGGTTCAAGTCTGAGCAGTTCATTCGCCATGCCAGCGCCATCGCACCGATCTTTGCATACATAAGCAGAGACGCATGGCATCACGGCAGATTTCCTCCGATCAACTGGTTTTCTGACGATGTGAGCTGCGCAGACCTCAGTAATCAGGGCTACGAGCACTTTGTCTCTAGCGCGTATGTCCATCATGTCGGCAGCCAGACAACTGGCGACAACTCAAAACAACTAACTGCCGAGGCAATGCCTTGGGTAAAAGAGCACCGCCCCCAGTATGTCAAACGATTCTTTGGTACTTAACTTAGGCTCTGGAAAAGATTTCAGAGACGACTGCATCAACGCAGATATACAACTGCGCGTCAAGCACGACTGGTTACTCGACATCTGCAATGTGCCTTGGGGCGACGCGATTTCCACAAGGCTCGGAGACTTCGAGGTGCAGCCAGAGATGTTTGACGCAATACTGGCGAATGATGTGCTTGAGCACCTGCCCGATCTGGTCGGTGCAATGACGAGCTGTAAGAAGTTATTGAAAACTGGTGGCGAGATGCGCATCCATGTGCCTTATGACTTGAGCTATGGCGCGTGGCAAGACCCGACTCACCTGAGAGCGTTTAACGAGAAGTCGTGGCTTTATTACACCGACTGGCATTGGTATCTTGGTTGGGAAGATCGGTTTTATGTGACCCACTTGGAATTTAGGTTAAATCCCATCGCACAAGACCTAAAATTGACGCAAGAAGAATTACTTAGGACTCCGCGAGCTGTGGACTCCATGTTTGTCGTATTGACTAAGGGTACAAAATGAACATTACCAACGAGCTGGGATTGAGCACAGACATCGCGTCACAGGTTGACCCGACACTTATGCCTATGACAGACATGGATTTAGAAGCCATGATGGGTCAAGAGATCACAGACGCTGTGAGCTATATCGACTCTGACTTGAGTCCTATCCGCGCTCGCGGTACTGAATACTATCGTGGTGATCCTTTTGGCAATGAGGAAGATGGACGCTCGCAAGTCGTGGCGATGGAGGTGCGTGACACCGTGTCTGCCATGCTGCCGTCCTTGATGCGTGTGTTTTTCTCTACCGAGAACACGGTAGAGTTTGTCCCGCGTGGTCCAGAGGATGTAGAAAACGCACAGCAAGCCACAGACTACTGCAACTATGTTTTTAACAATGACAACAACGGTTTTATGGTGGCATACGCCACATTTAAAGACGCTCTTGTAAGGAAGTGTGGCATTGTCAAGGCGTGGATTGAGGACACCGAGTCTGTGCGAATTGAGGAATATTCTGGTCTTGATGACCAGACATTGCAGGTCGTCATGCAAGAGGGCGACGCAGATGTGCAGATCATTGCGAGTTACCCAGACGAGAGTATGCAAGGCGCGATGCAGATCGATCCTATGACTGGTCAGCCGTTACCCCCAGCCATGATGCACGATGTGCAGGTCAAGCGCAAGGTAACTGACAAGCGTATCCATGTGGCGTGCTTACCGCCAGAAGAATTGCTGCTTTCGCGTCAAGCAATGTCGTTTAAGGACGCACCTTTTATCGGTCACCGCAAGATGGCAACTGTGGCTGAGTTGATCTCTATGGGGTATGACGAAGACGAGGTGATGGACTATGTTGGCTCGTCCGACTTGAATGACAACGAAGAGGCTTTGGCACGCGCACCGTTGGCAAATAACCAGTATTTCAATGAGAGCGCTAATCCGATGATGCAGCGCGTTCTCTATGTCGAGGGCTACGCTAAGGTTGACTTTGATGGCGACGGTATCCCTGAGCTGCGCAAGATGTGCTTTATGGGGTCTAGTTACAAGATGGTGCGCAATTTGCCAGCGTCATACATCCCGTTTATTGAATTCCCATGTGACCCAGAACCCCACACATCACCACTTGAGGCGATGTCGATCTTTGACATTACGAGAGACTTACAAGAGATCAAGTCCGAAGTCATGCGCAATACGCTCGACTCTCTGGCGCAGTCTATCCATCCCCGCACCGTGATCGTTGAGGGTCAGGTCAACATTGACGATGCCTTGAATAACGAGACAGGCGCGATCATTCGTGCGCGTGCTCCGAACATGGTGCAGCCGTTGGTGACACCATTCGTTGGACAGGCTGCTTTCCCCGTCCTTGCGTACTTGGACGAGATCAAGGAGAGTCGCACAGGAATGTCCAAGGCATCTATGGGATTGAACCCAGATGCGTTGCAATCGAGCACAAAGGCTGCCGTGGCTGCCACAGTAAGCGCCAGCCAAGGACGCATTGAGTTGACTGCGCGTCTCATGGCTGAAGGCATGAGGGAGCTGTTTAAGACGATTCTTTTCTTGGTCACGACGCACCAAGACAAACCACGCATGATCCGATTGCGTAACCGTTGGGTGCAGATTGACCCACGCGCTTGGGACAACACGATGGATGTCAACATCAACATCGGTCTGGGCAATGGCGACACCAATGAGCGTATCGCAACCATGATGCAGATACTCGCCAAGCAAGAATCCATCATCAACCAGTACGGTCTTGAGAATCCTGTGGTGTCACCACAGATGTATGTGCGAACCTTGAAGAAGGTCGTCGAACTCTCAGGATTCAAGGACGCATCGAGCTACTTTGCGGACATTCCAGACGGTTGGAAAGCACCGCAAGCACCGCAAAAGCCAAGCCCAGAAGAGGTTTTGGCGCAGGTGCAAGCCGAGTCGATTAAGGCAGACATCCAGAAAAAGGCTGCCGATCTTGAGTTACAGCGCCAGAAGATGATGATGGACGACGACTTCAGACGCGATCAAATGAACCAAGATAGACTACTTCGTCAGTACGAACTTGAGTTAAAGTACAACACACAGGTGAGCACCGCGCAAATTGTTGCGGAGCAGAATGTCAACCGAGAGGTTGTAAAAGAGCAAAGTGCGTTGGTACAACAGGCGATGGCGCAAGCCCAGCCAGCACCAATGCAACCCATCAACCCACAAGGAATGGTCTAAGTGAGCAAACAAGAAGAAGATGTAAGAAAAGGCAAGAAGGCTGAGTCACTAATCGCTGACGAGGCTTTCTCAACTGCTTTGTTGAAGATGGAGAATGATGCCGTCTGGTTTTGGAAAGATACGAAGCCAGAGGACATCACGAAGAGAGAACACGCTTGGCATATGTTGCGTGCGATTGACAACTTCCGAACCGAGATTTCAAAGATCATGGATAACGGGAAAGTCGCACAGCGCCAGATTGAGCGTGAACAAAAGTCGTTGGTGTAAAGGACTAGGAAATGGAAATAACCCAAACCCCTATGTCTGTGGCTGATGCAGCCAGTGCTCTTGATCAGATGATGTTGCCGTTAGACGGAGAACAGCAGAAAACTGACAAGGCGCGTTTGACTGAGGAAGAAAACTCCGAGGTCGCGGTCTCTGTAGATGAAGAACTCGATGTGCAAGACGACGAATTGAGTGACGAAACGACAGAGGAACAGTCTGAAGAAGGTGAAGAAACCGACGAAGAAGAAAAGCCAACCGAGGTCTACACCGTCAAAGTTGACGGTAAAGAGGTCGAGGTAACGCTAGACGAACTTCAAAAAGGATATTCCCGTACTCAGGACTACACACGAAAGACGCAACAGATCGCTGAGACCCGTAAGGCTGTCGAAGCAGAGGCTAGTGCGATTCGTGCCGAGCGTGAACAGTACGCCCAGTTATTGGGAGCGTTGCAACAGCAACTTGAGACGACTGAAGTACCAATAGATATGGATCGTCTTCGAGATGAAGACCCTATCGAATGGGTAAGACAGTCGGAGATTAGGCGACAGAAGCAAGAAAAACTCGCAGCTATTCAGTTTGAGCAGCAGCGACTTTCTCAGCTAACAGCGCAACAAAGAGCACAGGAGATGAACGCTCACCTTGCGACACAGCAAGAAGCCCTGATCCAAGCCGTACCTGAGTGGAAAGATTCCAAGAAGGCACAGGCTGAAAAGGCTCTACTCGTCGAATTCGGAAAAAAGATCGGATTTAGCGATGATGAACTCAAGAATGTCTATGACCACAGAGCTGTCATTGCGTTGCGTAAAGCAGCGCTCTATGACCAGATGATGTCCAAGCGTGGACAGATCAAGCCAGTCGTCAACAACGGTCCTCGCCCCGCCAAGCCTAGTGCAGCAGGTCGCGTCTCCACAACAACTGAAAGTACACGCGCAAAACAGCGTCTTGCAAAGTCAGGTCGCGTCAATGACGCTGCCTCCGCAATAGAACTTCTTTTGAAATAGGACACTCAAATGGCAATCGTAACCAACACCTTTACAACCTTTGATGCAAAGGGTATCCGCGAGGACTTATCCAACATCATCACTAACATCGCTCCCGAAGAGACTCCTTACATGAGCAACATCGGTCGTGAGTCAATCAGCAACTCATTGTTTGAGTGGCAGACTGACACATTGGCTTCTGCTGCTGCTAACAAGCAGTTAGAGGGCGACGATGTAACTTCTTTCGATAGCGTTACTGCTACTGTGCGTTTGCAAAACTATGCACAG